ATTTTTGATTTTTTTCGAATACTTATAAGAGAAGTTTATTCATCATATGAAGGAGCAGGATAATGGCTGAGCAGGTTTTTAGGTCTCCTGGGTTTTTTGAGAGAGAAATTGAATTAAAAGCACCACCACCCGGCGGGCCGTCAGGGGTTCCAGCAGGTGTAATTGGAATGTCAAATAAGGGTCCGGCATTCGTGCCAGTGACCGTTGCAACTTTTAACGAATTCGTTAGCATTTTTGGTAATCTTGATCCAAAGAAGTTCGGTCCTTATGCTGTAAATGAATTTTTAAAGAATAGAACTGCTCTTACCTATATGAGAGTATTAGGCGCCGGCGCAAATAAAACAGCAACGGACATTTCTTCAACTACATTGACTGGTCGAGTAAAAAATGCAGGCTTTAAGTTGGAAGGAAGTGTCGCTGCTCATGATTCTAATGCGCGTCATAATGGTGCAGTACAGTTTTTAGTTGCAGATCATACGCTTCAAACCAATGAAGCTTATGGAATGCCTATGTTTACAGACAACGATTCTCGTACGTCAGCAACAAACGTTAATTTGGTACGTGGAGTTGTCATGTTAGCCTCTGGCGCAAGAATGATGGTTCTTGATGGAAATCAAAACGTTCCAGCTGCGTTTGTTGGAGCAACGACAGTAGATGATGCTGCTCAAGTAAAAAATGGCAAGTTTAAATTAGTTATTTCTTCAACTCTGGGATCTACTTATTCATTTGATGATAAGATTCCTGGGGTTAAGATTTATACTGCTTCAATGAATCCGTCAAGCGTTGATTACTTTGCAAAAGTTTTAAATAGAGATCCTGAAAAATTTGAACAATATCAACACGTTCTTTATTCAGATTTTGCAGTTGATGATGAAGTTGCATCTGTTGTTAACGATGATTATGTTGCAGTGTTGTCAGGTTCATCATTAACGAGTAACGTTTCTGGAGAACCAACTACTGAATTTAGAAAAGCATTTGGAGCATTTGATACAAGGTTCTCATCTCCAAAAACTTCTTTCTTCATTTCTCAACCTTTCGGAACGACAGAATATGATTTGTTCCAAATTGAGTCTCTTGATGATGGAGCTTATGCTAACAGCCTTTATAAGGTTTCCATTTCAAACCTTAAGGTTTCTGAAAATGAAGCTTATGAATATGGAACGTTCAACGTTCAAATTCGCGACTGGAGCGACACCGACATCAATCCCTCGGTTATTGAAGAATTTGTAAATTGTTCATTAGATCCGGATTCAGATAACTACATCGGAAAAGTTATTGGAGATCGTAAGGTAACTTATGATTTTGATCAAGACATAGTTTCTGAAAGAAGAATCATCACAAGTGGTAAGTATGACAATGTTTCAAAGTATGTTAGAGTTGTCATTTCTCAAGATGTTGAAGACAAGAAAGTTCCTGCTAAATCATTGCCATTCGGATTTAGAGGACCAGAGCTCTTGAAGACAAATGATTCTTTAACCGATGGAACAACAAGCGCTAAGAGATTGGCTGGCGTATTTAGTGTCGATTCTGTTGGGATATTGTCGCAATCAATACTCCCACCAGTTCCATTCAGATTTAAAGTTACAAAGGGACCAATGACAACTCCTGCATGGGATGGAGATCCAGGTCCTCAAGAGGTAGCTTCTCCTCAATTCTATTGGGGTGTTAAGTTTGAAAGAAATGATGTTCCTCTTAATTCAAATCTTTCAGAAGTAAAAAATTCTCTTCTTGAAAGTTATACGAAGTTTAGCGGAATCAAGAAATTAGATGTTTTGTTAACTGGATCTGGTGCTGATACATTTAATAACAACAAATTCTCATTGTCCAAGGTTGCATTCTCTGCTGGAACGATCGCTGGATTAACAGGAACCGTTCGTTCTCATATGAAAGAAGCAGCTTACATCAGAAATGCGAAAGTTGATCCAACGACATATACAATAAATGATCCTACATTAGGTAGTAGAATAACATTTGCATCTTTGTTGTCAAATGGAGAACCATACGAATTTAACAAATATTCATCATTTGCTAAGTTCACAACATTCATGCAAGGTGGATTTGATGGTCTAAACATTTTAGATCCTGCAGCCGCAAGAATGAATGATAAGGCAACATCATTTGAAACTCCTCTTGGCGGAGCTTCATCAACTTTCGTATCACCTGGAATGTTGACAAACCTTGCAGGCGTTGGAGTAGACAACAACGCAGTCAATTCTTACATAACTGCGGTTGATGTTATGACAGATCCTCTTCAAGTTAATGTCAACTTGCTAGCACTTCCTGGTATCCGCGAAGATTACATTACAAATTACACTGCAAAGAAAGTTCGCGACTATGGCCTTTCAATGTATGTAATGGATCTTCCAAATTACGATGATAATGATGGTAGAATTTATGATGATTCAACAAACAGAATTAACATAGAAAATACTGCTGCGACATTTGAAGCAAGATCATTTGACAACAATTATGTTGCTGCTTACTTCCCAAATGTGTACGTAAATGATGAAACTAACAAGCGTTACGTTAAAGTTCCTTCATCAGTTGCTGCTTTAGGGGCTTTAGGATTCAATGACAGAGTTGCATATCCATGGTTTGCACCGGCAGGATTTAATAGAGCAGCTCTAGATTTCGTCAATAACGTTGAAGTTAGATTAAACGTTTCTGATAGAGATAGACTTTATGATGCTAGAATCAATCCAATTGCAACATTCCCGCGTTTGGGATTTGTGATTTACGGACAAAAGACTCTTCAAATAAGAAAGTCTGCTCTTGATAGAGTTAACGTTCGTAGACTTCTACTTGAAGTTAAGAGATTGATCATAAACATCGCAAATAGAATTGTGTTCGAACAAAACACTCCAGCCGTTAGAAACAAGTTTGTTGCTGATTCAGTTCTTCAATTAGGACTTATTCAAGCGCAAGCAGGCATCGAGGCATATCAAGTTGTGATGAATGAAACAAACAACACACAAGAAGATGTTGATCTCAATAGATTAAATGGTAGAATCGTCGTTGTTCCAACGAGAGCAATAGAATTCATTGCAATTGACTTTATTGTCACAAATGCAGGAGTTCAATTCGTTTGATCTAAAAATTTTTATGTAATCTGATACTTATCAAGCAAGTTGTAGGAGCGAAAATAAATGGCACAGCTCAAATTTGGAAGCGCGGGGTAACGACAAGAGAAATTGATTTAACAGGACCGGTTTCAGTATCACCTTCAGGGGTTCCTGCTGGGATAATTGGAACATCAGTTAAAGGACCGGCATTCGTTCCTTTAACGTACGGTACATTAAGCGATTTCTTCGCAAAGTTTGGCGAAAGTGATTCTAAGAAATTTGGACCGATGGCGGTAGCAGAATGGATGAAGAGAGCTACTTCCGTAACTTACCTTAGGGTTTTAGGTGTAGGTGATGGAAAGAAAAGAGTAGCTAGCGGCCAAGCTGCTGGTGACGTAACGAATTCTGGATTCACTGTTGGTGAACAGCTTCCTTCTTCTAATGGAACATTATCATCTAACACGTATGCAAATTCTGGCGGCGTTTTAGGTAGAACATATTTCTTAGGATGTTTCATGTCTGAATCTGCAGGATCTGACGTTTTTAATTCTGCTGGATTGCAAGGAACAGGAAGCGTTAACGGAATCGGATTAAACACAGCGGTACCAATTGTAAGAGGAATTTTAATGGCTCCATCAGGAGTCATTTTAAGATTATCTGCTTCTGCAACAGGACTAGATTCTAGTAAACCTTCTTCAGGATTGGTAGGAGATGATTCTACAGCAAAGGGAACATCATTGGGTTCTCTTGTTTTAGGATCCGGAGCATCTGCAAAACAAGAATTTACCATTTTGTTAAATGGTCATAAGGGGACAGACGCTTCATATCCGAACGTTCTTACTGCGTCTTTTGATGTCACTGCAGCAAATTACATCAGCAAGGTTTTAAACACGGATCCTTATAAGATTCAACAAGCTGGTCATTATCTTGCTGCACACTGGGATATTCATCCAACTTTAGCGGTCGTAACCGGCGTTGGCGTAGTTTCAGCAGCACCAGTTAATCAAAGTGAAAGATCTGCATTCTTATTATCTTCATCGTTATCAAGAAATGTTGGGTCTTCTACTGTTCCAAACTATGAAGGATTTAGAGACAGATTCTCTAGTGCAAAATCGCCTTGGGTCGTTTCACAAAAATTCGGTGGATCTCAAACAAACTTGTTCAAGCTCCACGCTCTAGACTCCGGTGCGGGGATCTCTAACAAATTCAAGATTTCGATTTACAACATCGTTCCTTCAAACGATCCATTAAACAAATATGGATCATTCAGCCTTGCAGTAAGAAGCCTTACTGATACAGACATAGACCAAAAAGTTCTAGAACGTTGGGAAGGATTGAATTTAGATCCTTCATCGGATAGATACATCGGCAAGGTCATCGGAGACGTTAACGCTTATTATGATTTTGATAGAGATGATGCTGCTCAAAAGCTTGTCATCGAAGGAAATTATGAACTAAGATCCAGATATGTTAGAGTCGAAGTATCAACTGCGGTTGCAGAACAAGCAGTTGATCCAACTGCTCTTCCAATGGGCTTTAGAGGAATTTCTCATCTAGTTACATCAGGTTCTGCTCCTCTTGCGGCTTTAGGTGGAGTAGATGCTTCTGCACTATCAGATTCCACATTTACAAGAAACTCAGTTGAACCCCCACTTCCATTTAGAAATCACTTAAATGACGGAACAGGTCAACAAACTCAAGTAAATTCAAGATATCATTGGGGCGCTAAGTTTGAGCACATTATAAGCTTGACAGAACAAAACAGTTCAGTTCTTCAAGACAAGTCATTTAATAGCTTTACAAAGCATTTCCCAGGTCATTCAACATCTAATGTTAACTTCGTCGTCGGCGATAATTCTGGAGCTGCTGATACTGTTCAAAACGGTATTATGGATGCAGATAGATTCTGTGGTAATTTATTCACTCTTGAAAACATTAAGATCACAACAGGATCGAACGGAACTGTCGCACAAAATGATGATTGGAAGTATGCATCTTATATCAGAAATGGTAACATAGTTGCCGACGACACGGCAAAGACTCGTGCAGTTCAAGTCAGCGATCTTTCAAATTCTCAAAATCGTAAGTTCCTTAAATTCTCATTCATCATGCAAGGCGGATTCGATGGTGTTAACATCTTTGACAAGGACGAGTCAGAGATTAATAACGCGGCCGTAGTTGCAGACATGGATGATGCTAATAGAGGAAGATCATCAGGTCCAAACGTATCTGCATATGTTAAGGCACTCGAAGTGATGAAGAATACAACCAATGTTGATATTCAACTTTTGGCAATCCCAGGAATTCGTGCACCAATCGTTACAGATGAAGCGATAAGAGCAACAGAAGAACGCTTCGACGCACTTTACATCATGGACATTGAGCAAGTCGATAAGGATGGAAATCTTATCAATATTACTTCAAACGTCAAACCATCTGTCACGGAAACAGTTGCACAACATAAGGCAAGAAGCCTTAACACGTCATTTGCAGCAGCTTACTTCCCAGATGTATTGATCAAGGATCCTTCCCTTCAAACAAACTCTGTCATTGTTCCACCATCAGTTGTAGTGATGGGAGCATTGGCATTGAATGATTCTTTAGGATATCCATGGTTTGCGCCGGCTGGTCTAACAAGAGGCGAGCTTCCTTCAACATTAGAGACAAGCATTCAACTTAAGGATGCAGATCTTGATTCTCTTTATGATGAGGACATCAACCCTCTATATGCTCCAGCAACAGCAACGCGTGGAGGAACAGGTCCAAAAGGTGGAGTTGTAGTGTGGGGACAAAAGACAATGCTTCAATCAGCATCAGCGCTTGATAGAATCAACGTTAGACGTCTTCTTATCGACATTCGTCGTCAAGTTCGTGAGATTGCTCAAACAATCATTTTCGAGCCAAATCGCGAAGCAACTCTCGCAAGATTCACTGCTGCAGTCACTCCGAGACTCCAAAGAATTCAAGCTCTCGCTGGTCTTGAAAGATTCAGAGTTATCATTGATTCTTCTACGACAACGCAACAAGATGTCGAGAATAACACTGTCCGTGGCAAGATCTTCTTGCAACCCACTAAGACAATTGAGTTCGTTTCATTGGACTTCGTTGTGGCCAACAACCTTCAACAAGTACAGTGAAAATAATTGATAAAAATGTTTGATATATTCAAGCATTTTAATATCAAATAATTTTTAAGGGCTTCTTATGAGGCCCTTAATTTTTTGTTTTGAAATCTTGGTTATATAGATTAAAAAGCAGCATAGTTATGAACCAATAGAAGTTTATTTAAATGCCACAAGTCAAGTATAATAGCCCTGGAGTTAC